GTTAAGGCTTTGGAAGATATGGGTATCTCTGTTCGCAACAAAGAAGATAAAGGCTTCTTTATTACTACTAAGAGTAACCACACTATCAAAGCACTTGATAAGAACGGTGATGAGGTGCTTGCACACATTGGTAACGGTACAAAGGCTGTGTGTGTTATAGGCGCATACTCATGGACCTTTAAGAACAAGAAAGGTGTATCGCCTTCACTGAAGAAGCTAGTAATCACTGACTTAGTTACTTACAGTGCACAGCCTAAGCAAGACGAAGAAGAAACAGAAGACGTACTGTAATGAAGCTAATGCCAATCATTGATGGTGACATTCTCTGCTACCGTGTAGGCTTTGCCTGTAACGAGGAAACAGAGAAGGTTGCTATCAGAACGATGGCAGACATGTTAGAGGAGTTAGTCTTTATTGAACTTTCCTCTAACATTCATGTCGGTTACTTAACTGGTAAAGAAAACTACAGACATGACATCGCTAAGACAAAACCCTACAAAGGAAACAGAAAAGATGCGCCCAGGCCCGTACATCTTCATAGCCTTCGTGAGTATCTTATTACTGCTTGGGACTTCAGAGTGGCTAATGGACAAGAGGCTGATGATGCTATTGGAATCCATGCCACGCTAACTAGGGATAACTCAATCATCGTATCCATTGACAAAGACTTAGACATGATCCCTGGTCATCACTACAATCCTGTTAAGAAGGATCATTACTACGTGAATGACAAAGTAGCACTTAAGAACTTCTATCGTCAGATCCTTACTGGTGACAAGGTAGATAACATCGAAGGATTACGTGGTATTGGTCCTAAGAAGGCTGACAAGATCCTCGGTGACTTTGATACTGACCTAGCCATGTATGAGGCTGTTCTGAAGGCTTATGATGGCGATGCTGAACGTGTGTTAGAGAACGGACAACTACTGTGGATTAGACGTAAGGAGGGTGAGCTATGGCAACCACCAACACCATCGTCTACCTAGAATGGGTAGATGCTGTAGCCAGTTCAGGATGGCAACTAAAGGGTACTGGCTCGGTAGCAAAGTGTAAGTCTGTTGGGTTTATGACACATGAGACTGATGATGAAGTACACCTAGCAGCAGCGATAGGAGAGAATGATTGCAATGCTGTCATGATCATTCCTAAAAGCTGGATAAGTAATTGGACGGAGATCGACATTGAAGCCTTCAAGTGCAAAAAACAAAGGAAGACTGCTGCAAAAGTTGGTGGTGCAGAAGCTAAGAGACACTTTCAATCTAAGCGAACATGATTGCAAAAGCACACCAATGGGTACACAGGGCGAGGATGTCTGGCTCTCGACGAATGCACTGGAAAGATTTAGATATGGCATCGAGTGCAAAAACAGAGCAAGAATCGCAGTCTACACTGACTACGAACAAGCAATACGGCACTGTGAAGGCAAAGACAAAGAACCCCTCTTAGTCATCAAGCAGAATAGATCTGATCCTTTAGCACTAGTTAGCCTTGATCATTTCATAGCAATAGCAGAGAAGGCAAAGCTGTGGGAAGTACATCAGAAGCAGAAGACTGTAGAGGAAAGCAAACAAGCCACCAGAATGAGAAAGGTTTATGGCCAATATTAAAGTAGACTACATCGATCACATGGGCAATGACTTAACGGTAGTCAATGCTGCTCGTGTTAGCTTCGATAAAGAGTCAGAAGCTGTTGATTGGTACGACACAGAGCAAAGCAATCATTACTTTCCTTTACCTGTGTTAGATCCTAAAGATATCAAGCTGATTAACTATCTAGCTAAACACAACCATTGGAGTCCCTTCAGTCACTGCTTTATCCAGTTTAGGATCAAAGCACCGATCTTCGTAGCTAGGCAGTTGATGAAGCATACGGTAGGACTAGCCTGGAATGAAGTCAGTAGACGCTATGTAGACAGTAAACCAGAGTTCTACCAGCCTACTTACTTCAGACGTAAAGCACCTAATGTCAAGCAAGGTAGTTCGTCAGAGCCTGTAAAAAGTTTTACTGACTGGAATGAAACAGTTGACAAGTACACTGCTTATATGGTAACATTATATGAGCTGATGCTTAAGGAAAGTATTTGCCCTGAGCAGGCTAGGATGATTCTCCCCCAATCCATGATGACTGAATGGTATTGGAGTGGGAGCCTTTACGCCTTTGCTAGAGTATGTCAATTAAGGTTAGCAAAGGAAGCCCAAGCAGAGACAAGGATCGTTGCAGAGAACATCTGCCGAGTCTGCTCTGAAGTATTCCCTAATGCCTGGGATGCCCTAATGAATGGAGATGAAGATGAGCGACAGTAGAATTAGTTTTAATATGTCAATAAGTTCAGAGGAAGACGAAGAAGGACAGAAGCACAACGCTGACTATGGTTATCCACTAAGCCATATAGTTACTATTGATGCTACCTACGATAGTGGTATTACTTGGCTTACGTTGTTAGAGAAAGCCTGTGAAGTTATCGGCGCTTACTACGGTTACGATGTCAAGAATAAAGTGTTTGTTGAACAATTCGGAAAGATCATTAACATCTTCGGACATGATGATCCTGTAAGCACTGACACAGACTCAGAAGCTGATGAGAATCCTACTACTTGATATCGAATCAGCACCTAACACTGCGTATGTCTGGGGTTTGTTCCAACAGAACATCAGTATCAGTCAGATCGTAGACAGCAGTAGTGTTTTGTGTTGGTCCGCTAAGTGGTATCAAGGTGATCAGTTGATGTTCAGTAGTATCCTAAACGGTAAGAAGACTATGCTAAAGAAGATCCATAGTCTCTTAGATGAATGCGATGCTGTGGTACATTACAATGGAACTAGGTTTGACATACCAACACTCAACAAAGAGTTCCTAGAGGCTGGTATGTCTCCTCCAGCACCTTACCATCAGATTGACCTGTTAAAGACTGCTAGAAAGGAATTTAGGTTTCCTAGTAACAAACTGGACTATGTCGCTAGAGCATTAGGACTAGGACAGAAGACTAAGCATGAAGGCTTTGAACTTTGGATCAAGTGTATGAACAAAGACAAAGCAGCATGGGAAGTCATGGAGCAGTACAACAAACAAGATGTAATCTTACTGGAAAAAGTCTATGAGCGATTTCTTCCCTGGATTCGAACCCACCCGAACATCTCCGTCTCAGGGGATCATCGGAGCTGCACAAGATGTGGTAGCATCAATCTACAAAGGCGTGGATTCAGTACGTCCCTTACAGGAAAGTATCAACGTTACCAGTGCCAAGACTGCGGTGGATGGCAACAACAAAGAAGGAGTGAACCAATTGCTGCCGAAATACTCAAACCAAGCTAAACAGGTTGGTGGTAATCATTACAAGGAAACAACACTACAACCTTGGGATGTTATCTCAGCATGGTCCTTAGATCCTTGGTTAGCTAATGTTGTTAAGTATGTCCAACGACATCAACGTAAGAATGGTAAAGAAGATCTAGAGAAAGCAGTACACTATCTGGAGTATGTGATTGCAAACTATGATACCGTGATTAAGAAGTACTATAAGGAGTAGCTATGGCTTTAACGATTCTGGACTTGTTTGATAAACTTAAAAGGCTGGATGAGATCTCACTCATGGAGATCTTAGGGATAACATCAGAAGAACTGGTAGACAGGTTTGAGGACAGAATCGAGGCCATGTTTGACCAACTTGTTGACGAAATAGATGACACCGAAGAGGAAGAAGAATGAAGTTGAATAACTATTCAAGTTTTATCCACAAAAGCCGTTACAGCCGTTTCATTGACGAACAAGGCAGGCGTGAGAACTGGGATGAAACAGTTAACCGATACATGGCTTTCATGAAGAAGCAACTGTTAGACAAACACAAGTATGAGATCCCTCAGCATATCTACAAGACTGTAGAGAAAGCTATTCGTAACATGGATGTGATGCCTTCCATGCGTTGTATGATGACTGCTGGTGAGGCTCTGGAGCGTCAGAACATTGCTGGATACAACTGTAGTTATCTACCTATTGATGATCCTAAGTCCTTTGATGAAGCGATGTACATCCTTCTTTGTGGTACTGGTGTAGGATTCTCTGTAGAGGCTAAGTATGTTAATCAACTCCCTGAAGTCCCTGATCAGCTATTCGATAGTAAAACTACTATCGTGGTATCCGACAGCAAAGAGGGCTGGGCTAAAGCATTACGACAACTCATTGCTTTACTATACGCTGGAGAAGTTGCAACATGGGACGTATCCAAAGTTAGACCTGCTGGCTCCAGACTTAAGACCTTTGGAGGCAGAGCTTCTGGTCCAGAACCCCTCGTTGAACTATTCAAGTTTGTTATTAGGAAGTTCCAAGCGGCCAAAAATCGTCGTCTGTCGTCCCTTGAATGCCATGATATTCTGTGCAAGATCGGGGAGGTTGTTGTTGTGGGTGGTGTGCGGCGTTCTGCGATGATATCTTTAAGCGATCTCAGTGATGATCGTATGGCACACGCTAAAGCAGGAGCATGGTGGGAACAACAAGGACAGCGTAGCCTTGCTAACAACTCTGCTGTGTATGATGTAAAGCCTTCAGTAGGGCAGTTTATGCGTGAATGGTGTTCGATCTATGAAAGCCATTCAGGTGAACGTGGTATCTTTAACAGAGACGCATCGAAGAAGCAAGCAGCTATCAATGGTCGTAGAGATCCTAACCATGACTTCGGTACGAATCCTTGCTCAGAGATTATCCTTCGTCCTTACCAGTTCTGTAACCTCACAGAGGTCATTGTTCGTGATACAGACACTCTACAAGACTTGATGTACAAAGTACGTGTAGCGGCTGTTCTAGGCACTTGGCAGAGCACAATGACTACCTTCCCATACCTACGTAAGATCTGGGAAAAGAATACCTCTGAAGAGCGTCTATTGGGTGTATCGCTGACAGGTATCTATGATCATAAGCTACTGAATGATCCTGATGATAAAGCGTTACCAGCAAGATTGGAGATGTTAAGAAATGAAGCAATCGTTGCTAATGAAGTTACAGCAAATGCTCTTAATATTCCTGTCTCTGCTGCTATCACTTGCGTCAAGCCTTCTGGTACTGTTTCTCAGCTTTGTGGCACTGCTTCTGGCATTCATCCTCAACATGCCCAGTATTACATCAGGCGTGTACGATCAGATAAAAAAGACCCTCTCACGGCGTTTATGATCGAACAAGGTATTCCTAGTGAGCCTTGTGTGATGAGACCAGATAGCACTACCGTGTTCTCATTTCCTATGAAGGCTCCTGAAGGTGCTATCACCAGGGATGATGTTGATGCTATAGCTCACCTTAACCTATGGCGTATCTATCAGCTACACTGGTGCGAACATAAACCTTCAGTAACTATCTCAGTCAATGAGAATGATTGGCCTACTGTAGGGGCTTGGGTATATGACAACTTTGATATCTGTACTGGTGTATCGTTCCTGCCAATGGATGGGGGTACGTATAGGCAGGCTCCTTATGAGACATGCAACAAGGAAGAATATGAAGCCTTGTTAGCTAAGATGCCTACAGACATCAATTGGGATATGCTTAAAGAAAATGATGATAACGTCGAAGGTGCGCAGCAGCTTGCCTGTGTAGCCGGAGTGTGTGAGATCTAAATAAAAAAAGACCCCTGCAAAGGGGTCTATAAAGGTCACTAAGGAAAACTATGCCGAATATCTATGGTTGGTCTTTTCTAACTGGATTCATGTTAGGGATTTGTTACTCTGATGATTTTGTCGTAGCTGACGAGGACGGAACGGAGATCCCTCTCGAAGGGTTCTTTGTCTTTATCAACATTGCTATCTTTAGCTTTGTTGTTGGATGGGCTAAGGAGGAATAGTGTCGCCTCTGCTTCACGACGAAGAACAAGGCCTTTGGTTACTTTACCTGCTGCAAGATTCCAACGCTTTAGTTCTTGAACAGCTTCCTCCCATCGTTCTTGGTTTATTCTTGTTCGCATCGTGGATGATCTAAGCCTAGCTGGTCCTAGGTTATAAGTCCAGCTAAGTATTGCAGCAGCTTTATTATGGTGTTTCGTCAACACTGGACAGGCTTTGTAGACTTGAAGTAGGAATCTCTCTGCATCAAGTTCGAACAATTCCTGTCCTCTTTCTTTTGAGATCTCAGAATCATCCAAAGTAACCCTATCACCATTCTCATACATGGTAGATCCCCATCCTATGGTGGGGACGTTAGCACTACACAGATAGGGTTTACTTCTCCAGCCTTCGAATCTCTTGATTAGTGGTTCAGCAATGGCGATTACTTCTTTGATTCCCATACCCTACCAACAAAATAAAACGAAAGTATCATAGCAAGCATTCCCTCATCGAAATCAGTCCAGCCTGTGACGAGCACAGAAGTCCAACTACCGTCTTGTAAGAAAGCTAAGTAAAGCCCTGCAATCTTGACTGCTGAGTAAAAGAAAACAAACCAGTAGGTCACTGCAGGTCTAACTAGTGCTGACAGCGATGCTACCCACTTCCAAGCCTTACCATCAGACTCTGCTTGTTGTTTGAATGCTTCGCCGATAGCATCTAATTCATGCTCTTGTAGACGCTGATATCCCTGCTGTAGAGCAAACTCTGCTTGCATCTTAGCAATAGATACTTCAACGTCTAACTTCTTTAGCTCATGTTCTCTTTCAAACTTACGATCTAAGATCTTCAGTACTTCAGGGGCTAACCTGAATACACCACCGATAAGAGCACCAATGAGTTCAAACATTACTACCTCCCTACATCAAACTTAGGTAACTCTTCAGTAAAGACACCTCTGTTTTCTAGTCGATACTTACGATAAGCATCTCTAAACTCAGGATCTTTGATGTTCTCTCTAAGGAATTGACCACGACCTTGCTCTCTAGCTTTCTCAACAAGACGTTTAATCCTGTCCGCTCTAACCCTAGGATCTTCAATACGGTTAAGCGCATCAGCTCTAGATGTCAATGCTTTATCAACAGATTCACCAGTAAGCTGACGTAAACGACTAAGCTGTTCACCGTCCAACTCCATACCATACAATCGTTTAGAGACTGGTTTAAGCTCAATGTAAGGATTATCTAACAACCTCTGTGCTGCAGTCTGTTCTGCCTCTCTAACAGCCAATCCTAGAACCTGTCCTGGTGCTACAGTTGCTGGTTTACCTAGTATGTTAAACTTCGTTGGTAAGTCTTCTCTAAGCCCTGGGATACGATTCATAAGAGCAGCTACAGCACTATCTACTTCTTTATTGACAGGGTCTTGTAGACGGGCTGCAGAGCCTACAATAGCGGGTACTAAAGAACCGACTGTGTTGTTTAGTAATTGAGGACCGTAACGCTCTGCATCAGTAGCAGCCATAACAAAGTTAGCAATACCAGCCAAGAATGTCTTTTCAACTAAGTTATCCTTCATAACAGTCATGAAACCAGAAGCTAGTTTGTCTGCTTCTTTATCTTTACCATCTCTGATGAGGTCTTTATAACGACTCATTACATCCAATGTAAATCCTAAAACTGATGATACTGGTTCAATCCTTGAATAGTCATACCATGTATCACCTATCTTGATTGACATCTCAGGTATACCAGCAGCCTCTTTAGACGCTCTTTCTTTATCGTTATGATGTCCAGTTATCAAATCAGATTCATGTAAACCTATAATGCTAGTAACTGTAGCTAGACCTACAAGGTTCTTAGCGGTTACGTTAGACATCTTATCTGTACCAGCATAAGCTAATGCGCTTCCTGGTGTGTAACGAAAGAAGTCTTTAGTGATGTTGATAGGTGTCTTAATAAAAGGAACAACAAACGATAGTAATGGATATTGATTTCTAAGACTTGTTAGTGTTCTACCTACATTACCTAGATCTGCTTGAAAAGTATTCTCTTTAGCAAACTGAGCAATGCTAGCAGCCTCACGCTCAAGACCAGCCATCCTCATCTTTGTTATCCAGTTCTCATCCTGGAAGTCAATGGCTTGAAGCTTTGATACAAGTTCTTGCCTAGCAGCAGCGATCTCTTCTGGTGTTGCATCAGGATTATCACGCATGTTAAGCTTACGGAATTGATCATCGGACATACCATAAGCATAACGATACTTCAGTGCATTGATCTCCATCCTACGGAAGAATGCTTTAGAGAACTCATCCACTGCTACAGATACTCGTGTCGGAACACGAACAAGTTCACCTAAGCTTTCAGCAGCTTTTGATGGCTCAATATAGCTAACCGTACCATCAGCATTCTGAGTGATCTTACCAACACCAATGGCTTTGGTTCTAAAGTTCTCTAAGAATTGATTAACATCTTTAGACCCAACAGCATAGGTTAGATCTAATGGTGCTCCGTTTAAGAAACCTCTACCAGCAAATCTCCACGCTTCAGCGAATGATGTCGCTAAAGCAGGGAACATTGATAAACCTTCTCTAATGGTTTTACCTTGAGCACCACGTTCGACAACAGACTCAATCATCCTTTCCCATGGAGCAATAGCACCTTTAAAGAATGCAGAATAGACGTTAACTACAGGTGTGCCTAAACCAGAGATAAGACTATTGACGTAATACTCTTGCATCTTTCTAGCATAGGAAGGATTAGTAGATACAAGCTTAACTACATCAGCAGACAACTTATTAACTTCACTTGTTAGACCAGAGGCCTTAGCGTCTAACTGCATCTTAGCGAAGTCTTGAAGAAACTTCTTACAATTATCACTAACCTTTAGCATGGACCTACCCCAAAGACACTGTTAATAAGTTTATTCTCTCGCTGTGCTTTCTGTATATTCTGAATATAGCGTAGTGCTCTACCTACTTCAGAGCCTGCACCTTCTAAGGCAGCACGTAAAGCTACGATATCATTCTGTGCCTGTACCAAAGTAGCTAAAGCAGCTTCATCACCACTCTCTACAAGCTTTAACAAGGCAGTATCGTTAGCGGTATTAACAGCATGAGAGAACCCTCTAGAGGCTACTTCTAATTCTTCAGCATTGAACGCTTTACCTTTAGTCCATGCTGATTTCACCCAGTCACCAGCAAAGCCAACACCTTTATTGGCCAGTAACTTATCAACACTTTCAATAACTTTAGCATCAGGTACAACATTCCTTGATGCAGCAGTCATACGCTGTTGGAATTGTTCGCCTATGCTGTCATAAACATCCTTCATGGTTAACCCATCAAGGGTGTCACCACGCTCCATAATATGTTTAGAGGCTTCTGGACCTAATCTAAATACTTTCTGACGCTGTGCATCGGACAAGTCTTGCCACTTATATCGTGGTACAACAGCCCTTACAACAGCTTCTGCATTACAGACACGCATCGAGTATTCTCCTTAGTGATGGTGTATTCTCTAGTACATCCAACGCTTCATCAAAGGTTTTAGGTAGTTGCGGTAGCTGTGCTTCATCCAAGGCTTTAAGGACATCATCACTTGCTTGGATATCCTTTAATACAGTGCGCACATCCTGTCCTGTTTGACTAGCTAATTGCCGTACTTTTGGTGTTGTTAATCCTTCATCAGCAACCTTTGCTGTCTGCAGGAAGTAATCATCAGTTCTTTTACTCGGTGTTAACAGTGCAGCTTGCTGAGGAGCTTCTTCAGGAGCTAGTCTTTGCTGTTCCATCTGCATAACTCTAGCAAGACCTGTAGGCTCTTCTGTTGGTGTTTCTCTCAGTAGAGCAGCCTCTGGTTGCACCTCTTCAGGGAACATCCTGGCCTGCTCTCGCTGCATGATTTCAGCAAGACCCATCCTTGGTGGTTGCTCTGTCAACAGTGCAGCCTGTCTAGGCACTGCACCTGTAGATCCTAACTCATCAAGGATACGTTGTACTTCAGGAGATTCAATGGTTGCTGCTGTTGGTGGTACTTCAGGGGTTGGTGTTGGTGTAGGTTCGTCAATAGTCCTAGCACCTTTAGAAATATTGTCAAGCTCTTTACCAAAGAACTTACCAATTAAGCCACCTACAGCCCCACCAAAGGCAGTACCGACAGCGATGTTCTGTAGTCTAGAATCTCCAAACTCTTGGAAGGTAGGTTCTAATACACCAGCTAATCCACCTGCTGTAGCACCGCCAGCAATACCTCTAGCTACGTTAGTTGCTCTAGCTACAGGTACTAAGTTAAGAGGATCAGCTACAGCACCAGTGATAAGACCACCATAACCTGCTACAGGACGTACTTCTCTAGCCATCCTAGCAGCACGTTCACGTTCAATGTCTGGTGTCTCTGTAAACTGTGGTAGCTGTACTTCTTCAGGAGAGGAAGGAGCTACAGTTTGTTCGAAGGCTGATGGAGCAGCTTGTCTAACTAGCTGACCTGCTCCACGCATTGATGCGGTTATACCACGTTCTACGTTTCTTGTAAAGGCTTCTCCAGCACCTATGTTACCTGTTAAGAAATCTAATGCTTGATCAGATACTTTAGAAACATTACCAGCTATTAAAGCATCTAAGTCAGCGTCTGATAGCAGTTTAAGTGCTTCAGGACTGAGTGCCATTATTTAGCTCCAGCTGCTTGTTGCCTACGCTTACGTTCTGCTAACAATTGATCCATAGAGACAGTAGAGCCAGGGATAACACCACGTGCTGTCTGTGCTGCTACATCTCCCTGTGCAGGTTGGTTACCCATCACTGTCTCTTGCGTACCATCGCTATAGACAATCGTCTTACCGACAACATTACCAAGATCATCTCTGACAGGTATTTCAGCCATCTTACGTAATTGATCTGCTCTAGGTGGTCTTTCACGGTAAGTTGCTAAAGCCTTTGAAGCTTTGATGTCAGCGTCTAACTTTTCAAGCTTTAGTTCGAACTGTTTCTTAAAGTATCCTTCAGGCATTGCTTCCAACTCAGCTTTAGCTTTATCCAATGCAATCTTAGCAGCCTCTGCTTGCATACTTTTTGTAGTAACATCCTGAACAGATTTAACAAAGTCAACCTGTTTCTTAGCCTCTTCAAACGCTCTCTGACCTTTTTCATAATCATAGCGTTCTGCAGCCATCTTAGCAGACTCTTGTGCTCTACTCTCAACACCCTCTGCAGACTTAATCTGTGCTTCAGTTAGTCTTGTCTTTAACTTACTAGACTTAATATCCTCAAGCTTTGCAGCAGTGACGATAGCTTTGTCAATCATACCTCTGGACTGATAAGCATTAATCAATGCAGGGTATAGTTGCTCAGAGTCAGTGAAGTCAACACCACTATCCTTCAGTTCTTTGAAGATAGCTTCTTGCTGCGCTGCTTCCTTCAACCTAGGATCTTCTATACCGAACAAACCACCTAAAGCTCTACCAGCTTGTCTTCCACCCTGTAGAGCTACCCTTGTTAGTTGTTGCTCAGGACTAAGTTGTGCTAACTTAGCAGTGATTGCCTCATCCTCCTGAGCGATACCAGCCTGTGTCTGTGCTAGGCTAGGACCAAACAAACTCATCTGTTGCTGTGCCATTATATTTCCTTAGATAAACAGACCAATGTCTTGATTACCGTATCCCAAGCCAGTACCAAAACCTAAAGAGTTTACGTTACCTGCTGCATTAGGATTAAACAGATTACCTAGAGCACTACCAACAACACCACCTAAGGCATTAGAGCCTCCAGCACCACCTAACAAGCCTTGTGTTAGTTGTTGATTAGCACCAGACCTAGCTGCTGTAGCTTGTAGCTGTCTTGCTAACAAGTCTTGTAGACCTTGACGCTGTAGTACACCAGCAGATTGAATACCTTGTGTCTGCAAGTTAGTTAACAGATTCTGTCTAGCAAGGTTAGAAGCAAACTGTTGTTGTGCTGCTTGCTGTGCTGTGGTTCCAAGCTGTACAGCAGGTTGTAGTGCAGCAGTGCCTTGAGACAGTAACGTACCACGTTCACCTAATGCAGCCTGTCTAGACTGTAGCTCACGTTGTAGTTGCTGCTGTGCTATAGCTTGTTCCATAGCTAACAAC